AGTTTGTCCGGAGGTTCAATGACCACTGTTACAGGCGGCTCATATAATTTTGCCAGCACAGCATCTCGTCTGTCAGGAAGTGATTCATCACTAGCAATGGGAACCAGCAATTTTACTATAGATTTCTGGCTCAAGATTAATACTCACACAAATGCCGATCAATATCTTTTTGATTTAGGTAATAACGAAATATGGGCTAAAGTACAACCCAATGGAAGTGGTCTATACTACTGGTTTGACGGGTATGCTATAAGTTGGACTCAAGCATTAGAATTAGACCGATGGTATCATATAAGGTTTACTAGATATGGATCTAAGCATTATATGTTTGTTGATGGAATTCAAAGAGGAAACATTTTGACTATTAACAGAAGCATAGGTGGAAATAATACTATTATTCTAAACAGTAATGGTTATAGTCACTCGGTCGGAATGACTGATGGTAATATTGGCGATTTCAGAATAATCAAAGGAACTGCTTTGCAAGAAAATGCTAATTCATTTACACCACCTGGTGCACCGTCGACGGCTGTTGCTGGTACAAATATTTTGACTGCACAAAATAGCTCAGGTAGTTTTGTAGATAATGGTCCAAATAGTATTACTTTTTCCAGTTCTGGTACAGTTACACCACAGGGAGGTGCAATCGCACCAATTGATTTTACATCTAAAGAAATTATTGGCATTTCATATGCAACAATAACTGGACATGGTGGACACGATGACCCATACTTAATAGGACAAAATGTAGCAAGTCATCTTTTCCATAATAACCAAAATGGGCAAACACAAATCTTCGGACAGTACACAGATCCATAAGGGTAAATAGTAGTATGGCATATCAAAGTTCAAAACTTACAGCGGTACCTTATTTTTACGATAAACAGCTTCGCAGATATATTCAGCAATTCATAAGAATCTTTGCTGGGTTTCAAGTTGCAATGCATAGCGATAGTGCTGGTAATGTAGTTTATCAAACTGCTCCAGTACGTTATGGTGACGTGAGTAGAATGGCGGCGCATATTGTAAGAGAAAATTCAGAGAACATGATACAAACTACTCCGTTTATAAGTTGTCATGTAACTGGACTTGAAACTGCACCAGACAGAAGGACTTTTGCACAATACGAAGAAACTGTACCTGTATTCGAAAAGAAATATAATGAAGTAACTAATAGTTATGAAAATGAACAAGGTAATTCGTATAGCATAAAAAGACATCAGCCTGTGCCTTACAATTTAACAATGCAAGTAGATGTATGGACATCAAATACAGAACAAAAATTACAACTACTAGAGCAAATACTTGTATTGTTTAATCCAACACTAAACATACATACTAGTGATAATGCATTAGATTGGAGTACACTAAGCTATGTAGAATTAATTGCAAGCACTTGGAGTATGAGAGCAATACCCAGTGGAGTAGATGATATAATTGACATTAGCACAATGACTTTTACCATGCCTGTGTTGATTAATCCTCCAGCAAAGGTTACCAAACAAACAATTATTCATACTATTATTGATAACATAAACGACACAGACGAAGCTGGATTAGATGCTCTAAGAGCAGGTCAAAGTTATGTTCCGTTGTTTACAAGTTATAAAGTTGTTACACTAGACAACTATAAAATGCGTTTTACAATGAATGCAAACGGAGTTGGTACTGCACAATTATTAAGTCAAAGTGGAACTAACAGTGATGCAAATGGTATATTAAATTGGAAAGATGTATTTGAACCTTTTGGTGCATTCAGAGATGATATCAGTCAACTTAGATTAAAACAAACACAAAATCCTGGAGATACGCAAGGTGATATTATCGGAACAATTAAAGTTGATCCTGCTAATGTTAACTTTTTAGAAATAACAATGGATACAGCTACATTTCCAACAATGACACAACCAGCGGTTGATGCAGTGATAGATCCGCAAGCAAACTTTCCTGGTGATGGTACACTTGCTCCAGCGGCATCTGGACAAAGATACTTGTTAACCCAATCTACGGCAGGCGGAGCAGGATGGGGAGGTGTTGGCTTAGTAAATGATATTATTGAATATGATGGTGCTAATTGGATAGTAACTTTTGATGCAATATCAAACGGATCTACAGAACAGTTTGTTACAAATACATTAACTATGGATAGATTAAAGTACAACGGGACTCAATGGATAAATGCATTTGAGGGTACTTACAATCCTGGATTTTGGCGAATATATCTATAATGATACAAGCAAGCGGATGCTGTTTCCTTGCCTTAGACACAGGCAGGATAATGCTACAACAAAGAAGTAAAAATTCAAGTCACCCATTAACATGGAGTTTTTGGGGAGGGAAAGCTGACAAACGAGAACGACCTATAGAAACATTACTGCGAGAGTGTAAAGAGGAAATAGGGCCATTACCAGATATTGCTAAAGTTCATCCACTGCATACATTTTTAAGTGATGATAAAAAATTTACCTACAACACATTTTGCATTACAGTATTTGAGGAATTTATACCCAGTTGTAATCATGAAAGCAGTGGGTATTCATGGGTTAGTATAAATTGCTGGCCCAAGCCATTACACAGAGGTGCTAGAGTTGTTTTGACTAACAAACAACTAGTAGATAAACTAGTTACTATCTATGAACGTGAAAAAGATCAAACCGACTTACCAAATTGGTTAGACAGCTTCTGACTTTTGACTGTCGCCTTTGCCAATTCTATAATTATCTTCAACACTATCAGGAGTGCTTACTTCAATTATAATACTATCATCCTCTATTGCAACCAGTTGATGTGGTAACATTGGATGATTACGCCAGGTGTCTCCTGTCTTTAACACTGAAGTTGACACTTCAGCATTTGAACAATCCATGATGTTTAGCATAAAGCTACCTTTTAACACATACCAACTTTCGTCTTTTTCTCTATGAAAGTGCATACTAAACTTAGAACCTTTGCGATCAAAGAACATAAGTTTTCCGCAATACTTTTCGTTGGTTGCCCAAATTAATTCTCGACCCCAACCCTTTTCTTGTACTCCATCTAATTGTGTCACTGTTATAACTCCAAAAGTTCACTAAATTTTCCATCTGGACTAGGTATCCAGTTAAAATTTATCACATATCTTGCTTTGGTATCTGTATGGGTTGTTCCGCTATGCTTCCATTTTGCAGGAAATATAACCAATCTGTTTTCAATACTTTTCACTGTACCATGATTTTCAATATATGTTTCGCCATTATTATTGTTGAGATAAAATATTCCGGTTAACGCTCCAGGTACAAATGTATCCACATGTAAGCCATGCTTTACTATTTTATCAGCTCTTGGTAGTAAATTTATTTTTATCCTAATGAGTTGTATAGGCTCAAAAATATTTAAAAATCTATGCATTAGATTGTATGTATTAGGATCAGTACAAATACCCATCCTGCCATGTACATGATGATTAAACTGATATTGATAAAGTTCATCTACTTCAATATTTTTATCTTTCTCATCAACTACATGTGGATTGAATACCCATGGAAACATTGGACTACATATATGATTTGTAACCTCTGCCATTTCATGCTGTGATAATGCATTATCGATTATTTTCATTCCATCATCCTTTTAAGTGTAGCTGACGTACTATAGTTTTTTACAGTTGGTACAATATGCACAGGTGCTAAATCATGTCCAACGATTTCTTCTACAGTGTAATCTCCACCTTTTACAATTAAGTCTGGCTTTAAATTGTTTATGAGCTCATAAGGTGTATCTTCATCAAATAAAACAACTTCATCTACATAAGATATTAATTCAAGTTGTTCTTTTCTTGTAGTTTGATCGTTTACTGGACGTTCATTACCTTTTAATCTCTTTACACTTGCATCAGTATTAAGTCCAACAACCAATTTGTCTCCTAGTTCACTTGCTTGTTTTAGCAAAGATAAATGTCCTTTGTGTAGTATATCAAAACATCCATTTGTAAATATTACACGTTTTTTTAAATCTTCTTCTTTAACAATGTAAGTACCTCTGTGTTTAACACTTTCTGTGCTGGCGTTTACTGCAATTTGCAAACACTTTTCGTAACTGTATTCTTTAGTCAAGCCATATACAAAAGCCGCCAAAAAACAATCTCCAGCACCGGTTACATCATTAACTTCAACTTGTTGTACTGGTATTTCATAGTTTTCACCGTCAATAGTAGCTGTAACGCTTTTTCCAGCATTTGTTGTTATTATATTACCTTTCCAGTCATTGAAATTATAATCTGTCATTTCTTTTTGGTTAGGCTTTACCAACCAAGCACCTTCATACTTGTGTTGTTGATTTTTTGGATCAACAATTATTTTAACATCATATTTTAGTAAATGATCAATGATCTCTTTACTATTACCCAGCACTCCTTTTGCATAATCGCTTAATACAACTATATCATATTCACTAAAGTCCTTATAATAAACTTTCTGCATAACTTCATCACTGTTAGCATAACTGTCTTCGTCCAATCTTGTTATATAATGACCGTCGCTTATAATCCTAGTTTTGACTGATACTTGCTGTCCAGTATCAAAAAGTGTTGTATCTACTCCTAGACTTTTTAGATTATCAAACACAAGTGCCGCGCCGCCACGTGATCTATGTTCATGTGTTTTATTAA